GTGACCAATGTGAAGGTTACAAAACACAAATAACCGTTAAAGCTTTAAACAAAGCGCAAAGCATTGCCCATGCAGATGAATTCTTCGCTAATTTAAACGCTGATATTCGTCACAGCGATCAAAGCCATGCTTACTATGACACGAAACAGGATTACATACATCTTCCCAATAAAAGTTTGTTCCACACGACGGAAGGTTACTACAGCACCTTGGCGCACGAAACAGGACACTGGACAGGACACAAGAGCCGTTGCGATAGAAACATGAAAGGCGGTGCTTTTAGCTCTGATTATGCGTTTGAGGAGCTTGTTGCAGAACTTACCTCTGCTGTTGTGACTTCTCATCTAGGTGTTGGTACGGTTCTTTCATCAACATGCTCGCAACACGGTTCTTATCTTGCGAGTTGGATTAAAAGAATTAGAGATAACCCAAACGCTTTCCAAGACGCAACACGCTTGGCTAACAAAGCATACACATACCTTGTAGAGTGTCAGTCTACCGAAAAATTGAAGATGGTAGCGTAAATGAGAACGTACTCACTTCCATCTAAGAGTTACAGAGGGTTTCAGGTTACCAAGGAGTTTGATAACCTGAACTCTCAAAACTTTTACTATTACATTTGGGAGGGACAACCAAACCAGTCTCTCCCTTTGTGGATTGGTTATTGTTATTATTCTAAAGTAAAAGAAGCGATTAACATTTATTTAAACAGGAAAAACGGAACATGAGTAATATTGCAGATTTGTTTTCAACAATTAAAGTGTTACCAATTAAATCCTTTGATACTTATAATTGGTTGTTACAAAAACATTATGCAAAACGTATACCAAACATAACAAATGCTTTTGGGTTATTCGAAAAATCTAATTTAATTGGTGTCGTTACTTATGGCATACCTGCGTCGCCATCGCTTTGCGTCGGTGTTTGCGGAAAAGAACATTCGGGAAAAGTTAGAGAACTAAACAGGTTGTGCCTCCAAGATAATTATAAGAATTATTCCTCGTTTCTTATATCTAAATCCCTAAAGATGCTAAAAAAACCTAAAATCGTGGTTTCTTACGCAGATACTTCGCAAGGGCATGTTGGATACGTTTATCAAGCAACCAACTTCCTGTACACAGGAATAAGTGCAAAAAGAACAGAATGGAGAATTAAAGGATCAAATCTACACTCTAAAACCATTACAGAACAAAGCACCCTTGAGGAAAGACAAAAAAACCCACAAAAATATGAAACCGTAGATAGACCCAGAAAACACAGGTATATTTACATCGTTGGAAGTAAAAAAGATCGAAAAACTTTAACCAAAGCTTTAAATTATGATCAATTGCCTTATCCCAAAGGGGATACAAAACAATATGACTCTGGAAGTAAGGTTATTACTCAAATGATCTTGGAATTATAAAAGAAATGGTTGCACGAAACACGGGTCTGGTTACTTATTTCCTATATAGTGAGTCGTGGGAAAAATTTAGAGAAAAATATTTTTTGGCTGTAGAATTAGCGTGGTATATGTGGAAAGTGTGACGTGTATAAAAAGTGTTGGTATTGTAGGGTTTATTAATGGTTCTTGGGTCACGTATCATGGCACGTTAGTGTGTTTTAGTGGTAGTATGTAGTGTGGCAAAAAGCAATAAACCGCGAAAAACATTATTTGAATTTTATTTTCTAGTAAATATATCTGGTGGATCACTATAAAGAAAGAAGAAGGATTTTAGAGAATGACTAAACGAAAGAAAATTAAAGTGTTGCCCAGAGTTAGACAGGAGGCCGTTGAGTTATATGAAGGCACGGACAGTACCTATAAGGAAATTGCAAGCTCTCTTGGTATTAAACCGACTACCCTGGGTTCTATATTAACGTCACAAGACGTCGTAAGACGTAAGGTTAAGGGTGCAACTAACTTTAAAGACACGGACCCACAACTCAAAAACTCTTGGGGGAAAGGTTTTTACCACATGAATTTGAAGATTAAAGGGGGTTAATTATGACCGATAAGACATGTCAGAAATGTGAGGGCGAAGGTTATATTGAACGCGAGGAGGCTGTCCCAGAGGACTTTAATAATGATCATGGATACATTCAAGGGTTTAGGACGGAGTGTGAGGATTGTAACGGGTGGGGGTACATAGAGGATTGATCTTTACTACCAATAGTTAAACCTATCCCCACAGTTACAAAACTTTCCTAACGTGTTGTAATCCTACAACATCTGTGTCTTTTAAGATGTCCTTCTTGTTTACAGTTTACGGTAGTAAAATAGCTCTGGCGAGCCTCGCCCATCGCCCCCAAATCTACGAGATTTTTGTTATTTTTTTGCAACACCGTGGTTCTTGAGCAACTGTTTTTGTTTCTGGTTTTTTTTTAAGCGTGGGGAATTCCCTTGGTCATAGCTCCCTGATGCGTGGGTCACGGCTTACGCACCCCAGTGCCTGGCTCATGGCTCACGGGGCAGGGCTTACGTTTTTTAAGGTACCATATTTAAGGTTCCTTTATATTGGCTCAGAATATTTGGCTGCTAAAATTGATCCAAGATTTATGGGGCGTGACCCGTGACGGTGGGGCATGGGCAAGGTTTCTCGCAAACAATACCATAAAAAAATCTACTATGTTATAAAGGTCTTTTATACTTTAAGGTACTATATATGACCCTTGACGCATTAGACGTGGAAACCCAGCAATTACGTTTGAAGCTTCGGCTTGCCCAATTGGATCGTGTAGAGGAGTCTCAAAAACATTTTTTACCTTTTGTAAAATCCATCTGGCATGAATTTATAGAGGGAACCCATCATAGGCTCATAGCGGACAAGTTAGAGAGAATAGCTAACGGTGAGTTAAAGCGTTTGATTGTTAATATGCCACCCCGACATACTAAATCAGAATTTGCGTCTTTTTTGTTTCCTGCTTGGATGATCGGGAGGCGACCTGATATGAAGATTATTCAGGCAACGCATACCACGGAGCTTGCTGTTAATTTCGGACGTAAGGTTAAAAACCTTTTGGAAACGGATGAGTATAAGGATATTTTTCCTGACACGGAGCTTGCGGTGGACAGTAAAGCCTCTGGTCGGTGGGACACGAACAAGGGTGGGATGTACTATGCTGTTGGTGTGGGATCGAACTTAGCGGGTCGTGGTGCGGACTTATTGATTATTGATGACCCTCACTCGGAGCAGACGGCGATGTCCGCTTCTGGATTTGAGAGTGCGTGGGAATGGTACACTGGGGGACCCCGTCAGAGGCTCCAACCGGGAGGTGCGATTGTTTTGGTTCAAACTCGGTGGTCGGAGAAGGATTTGACGGGACAGTTGGTTCGCTCTCAGATGAAAGATAAAAAAGCGGATCAGTGGGAAGTTCTGGAGTTACCTGCGATCATGCCATCAGGTAAATCCTGTTGGCCCGAATATTGGTCTTTAGATGAATTAAACTCTGTGAAATATTCTGTCCCCGCTTACAAATGGAACGCGCAATATCAACAGAATCCAACTTCGGAAGAGTTGTCGATATTGAAACGGGAGTGGTGGCAGAAGTGGACTTCGCCGGAGATGCCTGATTTGCAGTATGTGATACAGAGTTATGACACGGCGTTTTCTAAGAAAGAGACGGCGGATTATAGTGCAATCACGACGTGGGGTGTATTTTCTCCCAAGGCTTACGGGCCAACGGCCTTGATACTTTTGGACAGCAAGAAAGGGAGGTGGGACTTCCCTGATTTGAAGGAGGTTGCTTTAGAGCAGTACAAGTATTGGGAGCCGGAGACGGTAATCGTGGAGGCGAAAGCGAGTGGGACCCCCTTGACCCACGAACTACGGAACATGGGTATTCCTGTTGTAAATTTCACACCGAGCCGTGGAAATGACAAATTAAGTCGTGTTCATAGTATTTCTCCTTTGTTTGAAGCAGGTATGATATGGTATCCTGATGAGAAATGGGCAGAAGAGGTGATTGAGGAGTGTGCGGCGTTTCCTAACGGTCAACATGATGACTTGGTGGATTCGACAACACAGGCGTTGATGCGGTATCGTCAGGGGAACTTTGTGCAGATACCGACGGACGATTGGGAAGAAGACACGGGAGATTTGAAGGTGATTTCATATTATGGATAGAGGTCTTGTTATAAAACCCCTCCCTACGGGAGAAAAAACTCGTGTAGGTCGTGCAATCTTTGTTGACCCTCGGAGCAAGGAACGCTATTCGGAAAGATCCGTAACTTTTGAAACACAGGACGGGAAATGGGTAACAATGCCCACGGTTCTGGCTGATGGAAGACAGATACCTCAAAATATTGTTGAACGATATGTAGCTGAGAATGGTCCTATTGATTTCCTAACGGGGGAAAAGTTACCTGTTTTTGAGGGAGTTAGAGAAGCCGAGGAGTATGCACGAAGTAGAAGCGATACTTTGGTGGAAAAGAAACAAAACGGTGGCTCTGTGTACAATCAAGGAATTGGTCGTGTTGTTTACAAACTTCAAAACGGAGGGTCCCCTCCTGAAGATCCTAATAAGAGAAGGAACCTTCCAACTGTTCAAGACAGAAAAAGACTTCAAAGACCAAAAATAGATTTTGGTTCTATTTTAAAAACAGGTGGTCGTGTATTAACACGCCTTAATCCTTTGTTTGATCTTCTTCAATCTAAAGAATTAGCAGATGCGACATTGCCTCAAAAAGAAA